CTTTTATGTTCAGCCGCTTGTATATTAGAAATATAAAAATTAGCTTGAAATTCATCACCACTTTCTATTTCTTCCAGTCGAGTTTCTATATTACCAGTATTTTCTATTGATGCCTGATTAGCTATGTACGAGTGTAAAAATGCACCATTTAATCTAATTTCACCACCGACCATTTGAGGTAAAAATGTTTGTTCGGGTGGTAATTCCATAATTAAACTTTCACCCTCTTTAGAATTATTACTATTAAATTTTATAATACTTGTAGTATCTCCAGTAGAGGCTACTTTTTTCTTTTGTTTTTGTAAATAAAAAAAATCTTGTAAATATCTTTCGTTGTGTATCTCTTGAGTTGCAAGTCTTATTTCTTTTCTTGATGGTGATATTTCATGAATAAAATATTTATATTCTCTTAAAAATAATTGTTTATGAGTAGTTCTTTCAAACATCTCACCATTTGGGTCTATAGCTACATTACCATTTTCATTTGAGTCAACTCCTTCAGGTGGATTAAATATTGTACCATCCGCATAAACTAAAACATTTTGATAATCACCCGCTAATTTTCTTAAAAATTTATATTTTACTACATAACGACCTCTATCATAACCCAACTTTCTTAATATAGTTCCAGTTTTTAATTTTACAGTATCATCTGTATCTAATTCATAATCTACAGAATCTACTACAGAACTTTCTATAAAATTCTCATTAGTATCATAAATGTATACTTCTACAAAATCTCTACTATCTTCACTAAATCTTTGTCCTAAATATGAAAATTTTGGATCTGTAAAATCAAAGGTCTTCGACCCCCTTATTTGTAAAAGTTCTTTGTCTTTTTCTGATAATGTACTTGCCATAATTTTTCCATTTTAATCTATTAAATCACCATCAGGTATTCCATCAATAATACTTTGTTCTATTGAAGTAACCTCATCAAATGCATAATCACTTGCAAAGAAAGTAGCTAAATCAGGATATAATCTTTTTTGATAACTTTCTATTAACCATTTATTAAAATCAGTTGGATCTGTATTACTTACTACATCACCATTTTCAAGTCCTTCAGGTAACGTTTCTATAAATTTAACTTCCAGTAATTCAGTCATAGTTCTATCTAAAACTGTATCTAAAAGTTTACCTTTTGTATACAATGGATAATCACTTTTAGATTTTATTGATTGTAATTTTTGTTGGTCTTCATTTATATAATCTTTATAAACTGTATCAGTAACTACTACGTCTTCTATACCATTACCAGTAAAAATATCTTCGAATGAATATAAATCAACTATATCACTTCTAAAATTATTATTAGTAGCTGAATCTTTCAATTGATTTAAATATTCAGTACGTAATCTACCAACAAAATCTTGATAAAAATCAACTGTTTTTAGTTCTTCTTTTGAATACGGCATTATCGTGACACTTTAAATGAATGTCCTTCGTCAAAAATCTGATCTATTTCATGAACAGTTCCACTTCCACTAATAAACCTAAATAACAATCTATAATACCTTTCAGGTTGATATCCATCTAACCATACATTAAAATAGTTACCACTACCATCACAACTTACTTTTGAACCAGAACCAAATGGAACAATAACATCATCTGTTTCCGCATCCCTTATAGAATAAAATGTACTACCACTTGGTAAATATTTTACAGTTAAATTAGATGGTGTAGTTGAATATGTTTTTGTAGGAAATCTTTCTCTACCAACAAGTCTAAATCTAACCTTAGATTTTTCGTTATATTTAGGTCTTAATCCTTTCATATAAATAACAACATCTTCTAACGCAGAACCAGTCAATTCTGATAAAGAAGTTGTCCAAGTAGAATCATCCCATACAACTTCTAATGTTGGAGGATATTTAGTATGTGTATCTCTTGAAAAGAATGCTAAATTACCTAATCTATCTGAACTACCTTCATCAGAACCGGAATCTGTATTTCCAACGCTACCACGTCTTTTAACTATAAATCCTTCATTTGGAACTGTTCCTGCAAACCACGTATTTACAATATCAGTAACATCCATTCTTATATCCCGTGTTTCATTATTTAAAGATTGTGATGCTTCATATCCACTACCACTATGCCAAGTAGCACCTGAAGAACTCATCGGTGAATACCATAATGTTCCATCAGTTTTACCATCTTTATATATCCAACTTGTACCTTCCGTAGTTACTGGATCATCGTGTAACTTACCATCACCCACATTCCAACTTTGACTTACTGGATATGCATAAAGACTTTGCGACATTGCTAAAGATGTAGGATGTGCATCAAATAAATTAAGAAAATATCTCGAACCTGTCAAATTAGGTTTTGGTATTTTTCCATCTGAAACTGATTGTGATATATGATTTAAATCAAATTTGAGAAGAGCTCTTGAAACTCTTTTAATAGTTGCCGCGTCATTAACATCTTTTCTTATTTCAAGAATCTCATCCATACCAGCATTTATACTTGAACTGGCTTCATATAAAGTTGTATCTTTGTCTGGAAATATAAAATAATGCATCTAATTAATCTCCCGCTCCTAAGTTATCACCAAGAACTTTTCCTTCTATATCTGAATTAGGATATTTTATTTCAAAAATGCTTGGGTCTAATGCTGGATATACAATACCTTCAATTAATGCACTCTCAATGTCATAAAAATTACCCGAATAACCATCTTCTACTTTATATTTATTTGTTATTAAAATAGGTAATGTACTTGGATTATTATCTTTAGGTGGTACAACTGATGACACCCCGTCTACTAATGACAATTCATATGCTATATCAGACATAATAATTGGTTGTCCTATTTGCCATCTATCCATATCAAAAAAATCTTTTACGCTAGCAACACATTGTAATAATACATCATTTTTATTATATCCATTTTTAGTTAAAATTGCAAACTTAATACCAATATTGATTACATACGCATCTTTAATATTAACAGCATCAGTTGCTAATCTAAACTGACCTAAATATGTTTTTAAATTTTCTTTAACAGTTTGATTTACTATTTCCAATTTTCTAAGTGAATTTAACCCTAATGTATACATATTCATAGCAAGTGGATTGGGTGTTCTAACTTGTAATGATTTTATTGTTCTTTGATTATCAACATCTTCTTGAGTTACTACATTCTCTAATTCAGCAACACCTACCTTTTCATTTAATTGATCATCTTGTACTAAATGAACTTTTGCAATATTACCATATTTTGGAGGCATAGAATATGCTCTAACTATATAATCCTCTTTAGTAACAGCTCTACTTTGTGCTTGAAAATACGCTAATGCAGTTTCTTTAACTTCCCTAATTGATTGACCAGCAGATCCACCCGTGGCTGGTTTAACATTATTAACAGCTACAGAGTCTTTTGCATTTTGTACTAACGCCGCAGATAAAGTAGAATCTTGAATTTCATAACTAACACCTGAAATAGCAGTAATATCATTTGACACAACATTATCATCTACACCACCACCATACGCATACTTAACAGTTAATGTAGTATTAGATGGTGCTAACCCAAAAGTTTTAGTTTTCAAAAAATTACTTGGATCAAACGCTGATGTAAGTTTACTTGGACTACCAGGTAAAGCAGAACCAACCATATCTGGATTTGGAATAATTTCTTCATCAGCATTAGCTGATGTACCTGCCCCAAACCTTAAAGTAGTTTTATCTTCCGTATCAATATACGTTGTAAATCTACGAGATGTTTTTTTCAATTTTAACAGATATGGAGCAGTCTCACTATTAATTACTGATGTTGGATCATTAGTAGAATTATTTTCCATATCTTCAAAAATCGTATCTCTTGCAAGAGAATCAACTTCATACCATAAATTTCCAGCACTATCAGTTACAGAAATAATTTCTATTATTTTTGCATTAGCTAATTTAATTTGAGTATATTTTTCTGCCGTTGTAAAAGTAAAAGTTTCTGAAGTTACCGTTCCACTTTCGGCTCTTACTCTTTTCTTTAATAAAAATTTTGTTGGTGCGCCACTATCCGTTTCAAATATTGTTACTTCTCGTGGATCATAAGAACTTGAAAATTTAAAATTACAATCTTCTAAAGTTCTAAAAGTTTTTCCTGTAGATGTTGAAGTGACTTGCATACCAGATTTAACAGTTAATGCATAACGATAATCTGGTTTACTATTTAATGCAGGAACTGTTTGAAACACGTCTAATACTGTAGTTGACGGTGATGTAACTTTTGGTGTATATCCAAATGATTGTGCTATATTATAAATATTTTTCTTTTCTTCTGCATATGCAAGTAACGATTCTCTAAATTGTGAATCAATATAATAAGAAAGAACATCACCAACATATGCCGCCATTTCAATAAACATCATACCAGGTGATGCCTCATTGAAATCATTATATGTATTTGGAAAATATACTTTAGCAAACTCTATAAGATTATTTCTAAAATCATTAAAATCTTTATTTAAATAATTTACTTGTTTTGTTACATTCTTTTTTGTACTTGTACGAGACATTTAATTACTCCTAAATTCGTCTTGCGGTATAACTCGCATCTACCCTAATTTGTTCAATTGACTCAGGATTCAAACTTGTAGAAAATTGAATCTCAACAATAATTCTATTCTCATCTCCATCTTCTGTCAAAGTATTTATACTTTCAACAATAATATATGGTAACCAGGTGTTAATAGATTTTCTAACTTCTTCATCAACTTTAGTTGGTAATTCATCATTTATTTGTTCAAAACATATTGCTCTCAAATTACTTCCAAATTCTGGTTGGCCAACTCTTTCTCCAATATGTGTTAAAAGTAAATTTTTAATATTATGTTTTGCCGCTTCCAATGTATTTTTTGTTTGTTCAAAATCAGAAGTAGCACTTCTTCTTAAAGGAAATGATAATCCGACATACGCATTTGGATCAAAATCTATTTCTTTTGCACTAGCCATTTTATTTCTTCTTATTTATCGCGTTCATTAACCCACTATAATCTCGTGTCAACGCATCTGTAATGTGTTCTGGTACTTGTTTTGATGTAACTCCTGCTTTCTGTAAAGTATCTACTGCCGCCATATCTCGTTTTTGTTCTTCTGTTTTACCGTAACCCATAAGTTCTTTTGCTCTACTCGAATCAAATGGTTTACCAGTTACAGTTGGATATTCGTCAAACTCTGAACTTTTTTTACTTAATCCTACAGTCTCATTTAAAACTTTATTTAAAGTTTCATTAGTAGTATAATTAACTTCTTTTTTTGATTTTTTAATTTTAGTTTTCTGTTTAGGAACTACTTTTGAAAGTTTAGAAGAAGTTTCTTCTTT